TGGTCTTTCATGGCGTTAATAAAGACGAACTTGGAAGAAGGTTTCATGTGCCGTCACCCCCTGCAGCAGGAGCTGTGCCATCGATGGCAGCAGGCGCATTGTTCGGCGCGCAGGCAGCGCGGCCCAGCAGTTTAAAGGTTCCACCGGTGGAGCTGGTGGATACCCGAGTGGCGTATCGTGTTCTGGTTCGCAGACTGCAGGCCGTCAGCTGGGCGCAGCAGCTGTCTGTCAGCGGGTATCCCTCCGTGCCGTCGCCGATCGTAATGACAACCGGTGCGGTAATGGTGGTAGCTGCAGGGATGGTCTGAGCAATTACAATGCAGTATTTGCATCCATCGGCATAAGACCCGGCAGGCAAGTTGATTGTTAGAGTATCAGCGGCAAACGTGACAGCCTGAGAGATTACCAAACGGTCACAAAGCCGGCAGACAGATTTACAAGACATAAAATCACTCCTTTTCTCAGGGGCGGGAAGAACCCGCCCCGAATTCATTCAATCAGCAGCCGCAGCCGCCGTCACGGCCATAGCCGCCCCAGCCAGAGCCGTAGCTCACGCCGACAGGGTTGCCATAGCAGCAGTTGGGATTGGGCACAACATACGCGGGGATCGGGCACTCGTTGCCGGTACGCCGAATGATTTCAGCGGTGCTGGCATCGATAGCCGCGCGCAGTACAGCGTTCTGATCGGCCTGAGAAGCCTTGAGGCGAAGAGCCTCATTCTCAGAGCGCAGAGCATCCAGCTTGCTCTGGACCATGAAGTCCATGATGCCGCGGTAGTTGGCGTTCTGGTTGTCAACGATGTCCCGGGTCTGATTGTTGATCACGTTGCCGAGATCACAGAAGCCCTTGGCCATATTGTAATTCACACCATCGATGGCGCGCTGGGTAGTGCAGCAGCAATCAGAAATCTGGTGGGCCAAAGTATTAAAGCCGCTCTGCGTCTGGTAGCCCAAATTACAGATCGCGCTATCCACGCCGTGGAAGCCGGTCATAAGGCTGTTATTAAGGGCGTAAGTGGAGTCACAAATGCCCTGCTGCACGCCGCGAACGGCGCTGTCGATGTTCTGAATGGCAAAGCCATCGTAGAGTTCGGCACGAGTAAGGGCACCGTTAATGCCAACGCCACCAAAACCGCCGAAGCCACCGTAACCGCCGCCAAAACCGAGCATGGCCAGTATCACAATGATCCACAGCCCATCGGAAAAATTGCCCCAGCCACCGGAGCCACTGTTGTTACCTTCGGACTGACCCATCAGGTAGCCCATAGTCATTCCATCATCTGCCATAATAAAAATCTCCTTTTCAGTTTATATTCGGCGGGTCGCGCGCCCCACCGTTGTGGGGTGCGGTTTTTTATCAAGACACCGCTCCAAAACTGAAAAAGAGATCTATTTATCTGTTACTTGGCACCTGTATGCCCAGCTGACGCATCAGATCTTCGAGATTGACGCCTCGCTCCCGGGCTATGTTTTCCGCGATCGTGCGCTGTTGCTCCGGTGTTTTTCCACCAAGCAGATTCATAACCTGCGCCACCTGCGGATTCTGTCTTGCCAGCTGCGCAAGCATTGAACTGGGATTGCCGCCCTTTTGCAGCATCGTAAGGAGCATTGGCATTGGGTTATTCTGAGGAGGCATCATCATCTTTTTTCCCCTTTCTTGTAAGTCTCTTTGTCACTTCATCCTTGAAAGCCTTAAAGTCTTCTACAGTAACATACTGAGCTTCAACCTGTGCTGCCGCCGGCATGAACTCGAACAGATCCGAGCCGCCCGTGGCCGGATTCAGGCGTTTTACATACACCCGGTTGTGGCTGACATCCGGGAACACCATAAAAGCACCGGAGAGATCTGTCGGGATCGCCACGGCCTCTTCTTTGGATCCGACCATGCGGGAAGCGGAGGAAATGCCCTGATTGGTCTGCATGGGTGCCGGAGTCGGCGGCATATATGTCGGGAAATTATATCCGGTGTAGTTCGGGTAGCCATAAGTTGGATTTGCCATCTGTATCACATCCTTTCTGAGGTAATAATAGCAAAAAGATACTCATGGCGTGGGTAATCCATGAGTATCTTTTGAGTAAATTATGAGTATTAAAATCCGCACTTTGCCCGAATGGAGCTAAGCGAATTGTACACTGTTTTGCGGCATATCTCCAGTTCTGCAGCTACATCTTCTTGCGCCCAGCCACGCCTGTAATGCAGGTCAAAGACCTTTCGCTCGCGGTCCGTAAGCCAAGGGTTTGCGCCCATCTGGGCCAGCTGCTCCGTGGTATATTTATGCTTCAAGGGCACCTCCTTTGAGGCGGGCCCACGACGGGGCTTGTCCTATCACTTACGCAAGCGGCATACCTCCCTTCCTCGTGTGTTCGATTCGAACACGAATTATTTCGTCTTGTTATACTGAGCGGTGGAAATGCCGATCAGAGCGCCCACCAGCGTACAGGTAGCTGCGGAGATCGTGGTGACGACCTCGGCCAAACCCCAGCCGAAAGTCTTGTCCAGCACGACGTAGAAGGTCGTGCAAGCCGGAATGCAAACCAGCACCAGCCATTTCAGAATGTCATAGATTTTGTTGGAAAGCTGCATAATTCATACCTCCATTATTCATGCGCCTTTTTGTTTAAATACTTCTCAATGTGTTTTATGGCGTCAGTGACAGGTCCATTGCAGCCCTGCTCCTGCAGTCCTTTGAGACAGGCCAGTTGGCTATATACAATGATCGCCTGCTCTTTCTTAATCATTGCAACGTCTTCGTCGTGGTTTTTTCGGAGCGCCCTTATCTCGTCGTCCTGTTCGTTCTGGCGCTCAACCCAGGAATGCGCTTTGTTATAATACTTGATGATCGTAACCGCTGCGCCAATAACGGCGGCTGCGGTTATGATGGTGTCCCACGTGACAAGCAACTCAGCTCACCCCTCAACTCGCATCAGATCGTCCCTGTGGACAGCGCCGATTACAACATTGGAATAAGTAAGCACAACTCTGTCGCCATTGGTCTGGTGAACTGTGTGAATCCGATTGTACAGAACCGGGTTGGGGGGATCCTTTGCGCCGGGATCATAATACTTTGCGCCCTGCTTTACGCGAACACGGTCGCCGTTTTCAAGAGGTTTTGCTTGCTGATTGGATGCAATAGAACCGGCAAAGCCAAGCTCCTTGAGCTTTGCGGCAGCGTTTTCGGCAGAGGCATTGTCCTCGTAGTCCACAGATCCGGAAGCGGTCACGGTATAAGTGGTGGCAGGCTCCGGGGCCGGTTTGGTCTCTTTGGGATCAGAGTCCGGATCGATTCCGTAGTACCGCAGAACGCCACGAGCGTATGCCCGCCCAAGCTTTTTCTGCTCCTCGACCGTGTCAAAATCTTCTGCGTCGTTCCAGTTATCCACGAAGAATCCTTCGCACAGAACAGCGGGAGCGTTGACATTGTAAGTCCATCCGAAGATCTTTGTCTTAATCCCTCGGCTGTTCTGGCCGATGGCCTTAACCTCTTCCTCGATCAACTCAGCCAGACGGCGGCTCTGGGCAGCATATTTGCCGGTTTGAATATAAATCTCAAACCCGTCACCGCGCCCAGCGTTGTTGTGGCTTTCCGTGGCAACAACCGAATCAATGTCGAATCCCTTTACAAAGGCATTTGCCTCACGGATTTCTTCGCCGATCGGGTCGTTCTCATCCACCGTCCGCGACATTCCCACCGTAATGCCGTACATTTCAAGGATTCTGCGCTGCTCGAGCGCGATAACAAGGTTTGCGTCTTTTTCGACGACATATTTTCTCGCTCCGGGGTCGCTGCCGCCATGGCCGACACCAATAAATGCGCCTTTACTCATAGGCTATTACACTCCTTTCATTGTTCGGAAAGATAATACTGCAGTGTGATTTTCACCGTGTCCATAACGTGAATGTTGCCATAGCTGGTGTTATCCCGCCAAAAATAAAGATACAACGGAGTCCCGCTGGGGATGTTGCAGTCAGTAATATCGATTGTGTACCACTGATACGAATTACTGTAAGGCGGCGTAAACGATCCTGCGGCCAGTTGGTTCTCGTCGTTTACCGTGCCGTCGCCTTTGTAGAGCTCCTCATTGTCTCGGCTATTTGTAACGGCCCACCGGAAAGTGTGATTATTGGCAGTGCTCGTCCACAGATACAGAGAAACGGCGAGTTCTTTAAACGTGCCTGAGAAGTTAAACGCGGGAACGGACACCAGCATGGCGTTGTAGTCCTCGGTGCCTTGGCCTACATAGTTAATGTCCTGCAGGCTGCCGCCGAGCGAACCGACGCGAGTAAAGGACGATGTGGAAAGCGCATTACAATACCGGTATGTGTCATTAATTGAGATGGATGTGTCAAGGCTCGTTAGCTCGCCCTCCGGTTCGGTTTCTTCGGTGCCGTTCTCTTCTTCAAACCACGCCGCCCAACACGAAACACTATTTGAATAAGATCGAATCTGTACGGTGTATTCCGTGGTGCTGCTGACAGAGGAAATATCGACCGTGTACAGCTTCCTCGATTGAGTGGTGGCCTGCACATAACCGCCCGAAACCATGTTTGAATCCCACTGGGAACCGGAGGTTACAGCCGTGCTCAAACCTATAGCGGCTTGTCCAACAGTAGGCGTATCGCACTGACAGTCGACTTTTAAGGTTGTATAAGAGCCTCTGGCCACCTTTGGCGTAAACGCTATAGCGCCGTACTTGCTTTGGGCGGTGTCACTGTATAGATAATTCTCATTCTTCGTGATGGTCCCACTGGATTGAACATTCAAACCATAAGCATCAAAGCCATCACCAAAACGGCCATACCAATAAAGCACCAGCCCGTCCGGGTATGCGTTGTATGAGCCGTCAGCTTTGAATGTTAACGTTTTCGTGTATTTTGACACGCTGCCTGTCACCGAGTACGTGCCCCTCTTGATCTCTGTTGGCACGCCTTCGGCCACAGAATAAACTGTTATACCGCTTTGTTTTAGCGTTAAGACTTCCCCCGGAGCGCCGTATATGATAGCGGTCACTTTATGCTTACCACCATACTGCCCCAACCTCCGGCTCATTCTCATGCAAAATCACCTCGGACCACCCACTTGTGGTAGTAGAGTTTCAACAGCGTAAACATGGGATAGCAGCCGGAAGAGCTCACACTTGTTTTGTCTCCATCCGGGGTAAACATGGCGGTGGCGGAGGAGGCTGTCTTGATATTCAGCACGCCCTGCTCATTCGGGAGACACACCTCCAGCGCCGTTCCCAGCGGAAACTGGGCGTTTTCAAGGTCATCGGGGATGGTCAGCGTGGCCTCTGTAAGAGTGCTGGCAAACCGGATGACACCTCCCGCGTCTGTTGCGGTAAGTGTACGCTCGGGATCTTCCACAATGATAATTCGCGGACTGGCCTGCGCGGCGTTTACCTTGCCATAGCCATCTAATGTGGCAGCCCCGGCGGGCTTTGCAACCCCGATAGTGCTCACAATCCCGGTAATTCCGCCGGATCCAAGGGTCATTACAGCCAGAACAATCTGATACGTAGAGTCTTTCCCGTTTATATCCCCCTGTACCAGAGAGGCAAACCCGTTTTGTGTGGATGAGTATTCCACGCTAAGCTGCGCTTGTTCAAACTCGGTTTTGGTAGCTGTCGCTGTGAGATCAATCGTCATCAGCACTCGGGCATAGCCACTGGTGGCTTGGTCTACTGCCTTATACACCAGCGCCGGAACACTCAAGAGCCGCCCGGCAGCAATCAGATACCCGGGGGCCAGTGAAAATGTGGCTGCGCTGTAAGACATCCCACAGCCAGAGATTAGCCCGTCCGTCAGCAGACGCGCTTGCAGTTGCCCGTCATCTTTTGGCGTTACCGCCTGGTTGGAAAATGTTATACCTTTTAAATCGCCCATAGACATCTCCTTTCATAAGCCCGTCCGCTACTGTGCGGCCGGTTATTAGGGTTAACCATTCACTTCCGTTGTGGTAAGTGTTCCATCATCGTTCACAGAAATCTTGAACTTCTTGCCGCCGGGGGACGTAAGAATGGGCATGAGGTTTTCATTCATCGGAATATATTCCGTGTTGTCCTGTTCAACCTTTAGTGTTAGTTCTCCACTTTCCTCCGAACTAAACATGATAACAGGTTTCCCGTTGTGTTCAGTACCCCAAACAAGCACAGGATCAGTGCCGCCATCTGTGCCGTCAGTCATCAGCCGAACTGTCTCACGTTCATGGTCATCATTAAACACGCCAGTTCTGTAATACTCTTTGCCATTGTAGGTGATGATGTATTTACCACCGGCCACAATAGGGGTGTCGATGCTTACAAACCAGGGGACTGAACCGGTAAACGATCTTTCTTCCAAAATCGTATCAATTTTTACATTCGTATAAGGATAGCCCGGCGGCATCTTGTCCTGCGGAATAATGCCGGGCCACTCCGCGATTGCTGTTGCAACTCTCGCGGCAGTGTTCTCGTCGATCTGGTTCAGTTGCTCCATGATCTGGCTGTACACATCCTCCTGCGGAGGAGAGGGAGTTGTAGAGCCGGAGAGAATCGAACGTCTTGCCTGTACGATTGCCGGGGTTGTTGTTTTCAGATCCCCGGCGTACACGCCCACTTGGATGATCTCCGCGTCGTTGATCTTCGGGATTGGGCAGACATTGCCAGAGAACACAACATCCTCATGCAACGAATTGTGGACAAATCTGGCGGTCTTTACGTCGTAGGCGGCCCACTCTTCGTCGAAATCAAAAGTCACTGTATAGTCGCTGTTGGAGCAGACATAATACTGACCACCGGCGGCGTTTGCCGCTTTGTTTCTCACTGTTATGGTTATCGTAGGCATCTATTCACCTCATCTTTAGTTCAAGTCTGCCAAATCCACATCCGTGCCATCCTGTCCCTCTTCCAGATAGATGGTAGCCCCGGTTTCTGTGTGGATGTACGCCGTTGGTTTTTCTATGATCGCAGGGGCCTCTTCCACGATCTCCTGCGGTTCCATTACGATCTCCTGCGGTTCAGGCATTTCTACCACCGGGACCGGATTCACGAACCGTAGGAGTAGATACAGTAAATAGGCAATGTCCATGTGTGTTACCTTGGTTAGCCGCCAATAGCCGCGGTATTCCACGTAAAGCCGCTGCCATACTCGCCGCCTCTAAGCGTCAGTTCGTAAGCATAATTTGTATCGCAAGCAGTAAAGCCAATTTGTAACGTAAGATTACCCGCCGTTTGCTCAACCATGAACAGATTTAAAACTGTTCTTCTAAACCCATTGGCATCACCTTTGTGGATCTCGACTGTTACCACATTACCAGCCTTATATGCTTCCAAAACTTCTTCCGCTGTGAATTCAACGGTAATATCTTCTGCTTTAGCCTCTCCCAAAACGTATGCGCTATCGTATGTGCATACAAACGCTTTCCGCACGGGCGGCAACAGTTCCGGGGACATCGTGACAATCTCTGTTTTTGTGCCGGAAATGACCAGAGTGTCAAACTCATTAGTACCCTCCAGAATCCCGAAGGACCAGCACATCCCGTTCAACGGCGTGCCAAAATCAACCAACGCATAAGGATCACCGGTAGGCGCTGTGCCTATCTCACCGCCGGACATGGTGTACACGTCACCCATCGCCGCACCCGACATTCCCATGAAGTCGATTGCCTCTGCTGTGCCGGTATACGCCACGCCGTTGATCTCCACTGTGTAGGTTCCACCCGCCACAAGGCCAAGCGGTTTGGTCATATCGTCGAAAAGTTCATCCGAGTTCTCCGAAGAGTAAAGTACGCCCGTTTCCTCTTTCTTGTAGGGATAGCCAGCGGGAAGGAATTTGTGGGCGATGGGCGTCAGCGTGTCCAGTCTGCCATAGATAGAAACAGCTGCACTCTCCGAACCGTCCACCGCCAGAACAAATCCGCCAACACCTTGCGCTTCCGCCATATCCAGCGGAAGGCATATAATCGCAAACGGCTCACCAGTATCGTCGCCGACAAACAGCGAAGCATTGCCAATCAAAACCGAGTTTTCGCCGTCCATGGAGAAGGGCTGTGCCACACAGTTATACTCAGCACCGTTCCAATTGACAGTATAAGTTTTTCCTGCATTCACACTGACAGCATCAGCGATTATGCCTTGACCGTCACTGAAAGCAATCGTTGTTTCCGGCAGAATGTAGCCTTCCTTGCTTTCCTCTTTCGGATACCCCTCCGGCATGTAGTCATAGGGCAGGGGTTTGGGAACAGAACCGCCTTTTCCGAACTTCTTTGCTGCGATAATCGCATTAATATCCATTACTGCTCCCTCCATTCGCCGGAGGCGTTGACCATATACACGGCCCCGTCTTTATCGGCTACGATGGCTACAGAGCCGGGACTGTCTGGGGGCAGGGAAGCTGCGTCATCGGCGCTGTCCAGGACATACTCATGGCGGAACTCCTCCGTTTCCGGGTTCCATGTTCGGCCGATACAGGTGTAAGCCATATTAAATCCTCCTTAATTTTTCGGCGGCTGTAACAGCCAGCTCGCCGGATTTGTAAAAATACCGACCATCTGTGGATCGGGTACCCACGTAAGAAACGTATGATTGAAGCACTTCGCCGTTCAGGCGGATCGTGAGATTGTCAAAGGCGCTGTATTGCCTGTCAGACCAGAACTCGATCTTATGGCTCTCTGCGTTTTTGGCAAAGGCCGCCCGGATCTTCTCTTCCGGAATGTCCCGATCGGACAGCGTCATAACTTCCCAGGTGCCCTGGGCCCGACGCTCCGGGATGCTTGTTGTTGCCTCGCCAATGTCAGATAGATACCAGTCTGTGACAACGCCACCTTGAATGGCGGTTATTTTCGCAACGCCGCTCCGGGAATAGGCTGCCGACTCCAACTGAGCATGCCCGTCGGTAAACACCACGTTCCGGCTGCCGCGGCTGACTTTGGCAATTCGCACTCGCAACGTATTGCCGGCCAGAGAGAAGGATGTCTTTACGTTGTAAAGCTGCCACACCTGCCGCATATATGCAGTAAGCGTGAACAGTCCGTTGTCATCCAGATTCGGTGCCACAAATGCCGTGGCGTCCACATTTTCAATATCCAGATATGGCATGGCATAAACGCCATCTTTCTGATCCCGCCAGTGTTCAATGAGCATCTGTGCGATCCAGCCGCCTATAGTGGCATTTGCTGTTGGCTCAACGTACACAAGCGGCCGGGAAAAGGCGTCCATGGGCGACAGACACTGTAGCAGCGTCCGGCCCTCCTGGGGCGTGATCTGATCGATCATCCACACGCCGCCATCCAGGATCAGCCAGCCTCCGGCGTTGTCGCGGCTCACCTCCGTGTCCGTTACGGTGACAGTAGACGCCTCTTGGCTGGAGGATTCCAGACACATGGCGCTGGCGATCACGTCCATGGCGCGTTGGGTGCGCATGGCAGCGAAGTTTTTTATGTACGCTTTCATGCCTCACACGCTCCTGTAGTAGTAATAGATCTGTAGATCGGCCGTGCCGGAGAATTCAGCGTCCGCCGCGATTTCAAGCACACAGGGCTCGCCCAACGGGATCCGGAAGAATGGTTCCGTGCTCAGATCCAGCTTATCCAACAGATCTGTCACTGCGCCAACGGCGCTGCGCACTCTCGCGTAGCTGCCCCGCTGCAAGGTGGAAAACTCCAGCGTATCGCTGCTGCCAAGCTGCGCTCCGATGCTGCAAATGCCATAAGTCTTACCGGTTTGCGCGCCGATCAGCGAGATTCGGGGGTTCAGGATTGATCCGGTGTAGCTTAGCCGGATGGCTGCCGGCACATGGCCGCCCTTGGCAATATCTGCGGACATTGCTGCTGTGGAGTTGCTGCCGTAGATCAAATCCTCCGTGTAGTAATAAGGGTAACGCAGTTCGTTTCCCTCTGTTACAGCAAGCGTCAGCTTGGAGGGCGTCGCCCGGTACCAGGGGGTGAGAGTATTGAACGAGATCGGCACCGTCAGCCACCGGACGAAGTTCAGCTCACCCTTGCTCAGATAGTTGATGTCTACCCGGCGGTAAAATTCTTCCGTTCCATAAGGGACATAAACCAGCACCAATTCGTCCGCTTCGCTCATCCAGTTGATCAGTTCCCGATAGTCGGCGTATGGCTCTGGGCCAGTAAAGTTCAGAGTGCCGCCCGGCTGCTGCTGGGGCTCAGAGCCGGTGGAAATCGGGGAGAAAAAGCCGCTCCCCAGATCTGCATAGCTCTGCGCCAGCGTTATGCCAAGCCCCACCGGTTCTGTGAAATAGATTCTCTCCCTGCCGTTCAGATCCCGGCGTTCACCGGCGGCGTTTTCCAGATAGAATTTTCTTGCTCTGCTCATATAGACGCCCCCAGCTCTGCATTAAAGCGTTTATACAGATAATCAATCTGCGCTTCACTCAATGTTTGCGTGTAAATATTAATGGTTGTCGCGGGGCCGGCCCCCTTGAAGTTGCCAGAGCGCAGGATCTGCGCTTCATTGGCCGGCACGACCATTTCTCCCCGGTGCAGCTCTGCTATGTAACCGTCATAGGGCACGTAGTTCAGGCCACCGGCATGGGAGCCGTCGGTTTTGATTGTAACGTTTGCTGTACCGCGAAGATTGGCCACGGCGTTGGTGAACCATGTCTGCACGCTGGACCAGGCGTTTTTCAGACCTTGGAGGATAGTGTCGATGATTTTCTTGCCAACGTCGAGCATGGCATACACGCTTTTGTCGACCGCGTCTTGGATCATCTGGTACATTTCCGGAACAAATTTCACCAAATTCGGCAGCTCGTTCAGCAGGCCGATCAGAATACTGCCGATCATTTCAGCGCCACTGGAGATCAGCAAGGGGGCGTTTTGAACCAAAGCCACCAGCAAGCCGGTCACCAGCTGAACCGCTGCAGGTACCAGCTGAGGAGCGTTTTCAGCCAGCGCAGTGGTCAGGGCGCTGAGTATTTCGACAGCGGCGATAAGAAGATCGGGAGAATTCTCCCCGAGGAAATTCACCAGCTCCGTTACGAGCATCACCGCGCCGTCGGCCAGAAGATCAGCGTTGGCATCAAGCCCGTCGAGAAAAACGTTGAGCACTTCCTGCGCCATGTCGAACATTTCTGGGGTGCTTTCAAGGGCACCGTCTGCAATGCCGTCTACAAGGGACATACCCAGCTCTGCCATTTGAGGCACCTGGCCGCGAAGCATGGTTACTCCGTTTTTTATAAGGCTGGAGAATGCTGCGCTCAGCTTTTCCGGATCTTGGCCAGCGGATTCAATCTGCCGGGAAAATTCGTCGAGAAGCTTCCCGCCGTCACCGGAAAGAGCTTCCAAAGAGGGGAGCAGCACACCGCCAAGCGCTGCCTTTGCAGAAGCGGCGGAGGCGTCGATGGCATTCAGGTGCTCCGCAAGGGTTTCAAAGCCCGGTGTTCCGGCTTCTGCGGCTTCTTTGGCATACTCTGCCATCTTTGCCACGCCCACAGCAGAAAGCGCCCCCAGAGCCGCCACAGCGGCTCCACCGGCAGCGGCAAGCACACCGGCAGCCTTTCCGGCTCCGAGCAAGCCGGATGACATTTTTTGCAGAGTTTTATCGGTTGCATCCAGAGCGTCCTCAGTGTCCTCAAGCTGATTTTCCATTTTGTTTAGAGCTGCTTGGGCTTGGTTCATGGCCTGTCGGTATTTGTCGGCCTGGGCGCTGTTTTCTCCGTATGCGGCTGCCTGGTCTTTGTATGCCTGCGCAAGCGCGGCAACTTTTACTTCCTGCTGCTCAATCTGTTGAGACAGGTTCTTCTGTTTTGCGGTCAACGCCTCCGCACTATCTGCATTATCCGCAAACTCTGAGGTTACAACAGCCATGTCAGAACGAAGGTTCTTCAGGTTGTTGTTCACTGCTTTCATCTGATCATTAAAGGCCTTTTCGCCATCCAAACGAAGAGAGGTGGATATTTCGCGTGTTGCCATCAGTCATCCTCCTTTCGTTCAGGCTGCAACAGTTGGATCATATCCATGTAGGTTCCAGGATTCAGAAGGAGCGCGTCCCGGGGGCAAAGATGGAGTAGATGCCCGCAAATAGCGAGGTAAGAAACCCGGATGCGGCCTGCGCCGTCTTTTTTTTTTCGCGTTCTTCCAGCTCCATCAGGACAAGATCGATTTCTTCTTTTTCCGGATCCGGAACTTCCCGCCGGAAGCCCTGGGCCAGAGCGTCGGCCACCGCCCGGCGGATAATATTTACATCTGTCGGCATACTGCCCTGGAACAGCTCTTCCATCTGGATCATCGGCTGTTTGTCTTCGCCCATCAGACGCCGCTGCAGTTCGCCCTGCATGGCAAAAAGAGCAAACATCCAGCAGGCGTTTTTCCAGCCTTCGTTGGTGTTCTCGGTAATTTTGGTCGTTTCGATGATGTCGGTAGTGTATCCGAATTTCTCATAAATGGAAAACAGCGCCTGAGCCGTACAGCTCAGCTGATAGGTGGCGCCGTTGTATTCGCAGGTTATAAACTTCATAAACTCCTTTCCGTGTTCGAATTGAACACAAAGACAAAGGCTCCCCGGGCCCCGGATCGGGGCTCCGGGGAGCATACACAGGAGGAGAGAATGGTTAGGTTATGCGGCTGACTGGCCGGCCATCGTGCGCAGCCAGGTTTCAGCTTCAGCCTTTGTGGGAAACTCCTTCCGAAGACGCCACTCTCCGGTGTTGGCGGCGGAGATCGTGTAATTGATCACCTTGTTGGAAAAGGTAATGCCGCTGCCCTTCGTCTCGGCGTTGTCGTTGGCCATGTTGCCGGTGACCCGAAGGATAAATACGCCGCGATATACAAT